TATATACATTCTAAATAATCATAATACTTGATTCAGATGGTTCTTTTGTTGTTTTCACTTTAATAATGCTTCCTAACGCGGGTGGAGTTCCAGATGCACTCATACCAGTTATCGTAATCGTATGAATGGAACCAGCGGTTTTCGCACCAGGTGTGATATCAAATGGTTCGGTTAAAGAACCAGTACTAGGTGTTCCACCAAACACACCAGTTGGCAAGGTTACGGTCATCTTGTCTGCTGTTTCTAGCGCATTCATGATGTAGACATTGATGGTTAGAGTATTCGACGCCCAACTCGCTGTACCTGAAGGTACACATTTCTTCGCGGATTCATTCCACTTCGTTCCAACATGACAGCATCCAGGTCCATAACATGGCGCCATTCCCATTCCCATTTCCGAGAGATTCGCCGGGTCATCCGACTGTTGCGTAATATGTTTTCTATTCATTTCCTCCTCGTTGAAATTCCAGTCATACTTATCAAAATCGTGGTCGTTTCTACGAATAATATCATACGCCTGTTGTCCAATAACAATGCCTCCTAATGTAAGAACAAAAATAACGCCTAAAGTAGAAATCGAATCGGGTATCAGTTCCTTTTTACGTAATACTGCCAATGCGATGAGACCAACAGATAAGAAAATGATATTCTTCATGACTTCCGTATTTGCTTCATAGTTTCGCGTATAATAGGTATTGATTTGCGCCATACGGCGTTTGTTCAAGTTATCTTGAGAGAGTAACTCCGCATTCTTCTGTGCGCGCGCTTTCTCCTTTCTGATAAAATCAATTGCAGTTTTCTGGGCATCATAGAGTTCCTGAGAACTAAATACACTACCGGCTTGTTTCACTGTTCCGTATGTATATGCAAGTACAGTCACCAGCGCAGATTGCACCTTTCTCAAATCAGTCACCTCGGTACCAGATGCTGTTTTAAGGCGTTCATTTATAGTCTCGATTGCAGACTCGATTTCTTTTATATAATCGGGTGAATCTGCCACTCCTGTACCCATAACGATAACCGGTGTACGAACCGGTGTCGATGATTCGGCAGAACTCGTAGTTGTAAAAGAGAAATCAGAAATACCCGTAGAACCTGCATCTATTTGTATACTACTCATGGTGATTGTTACAATTGTACCTGTATTGACCGCACCTGATGCTGTAAAAGTAACAGTACCTGTGCTGGAAGTGCTTGATAATGTACCGGAACCAAATGACCCACCTGTAATCGTGTAGTTTCCAGCAGTTGTGCTCATTGTAATACCTTTACTGGTCGGCCATGTAACAGCAATTGTCCCCCCGCTGGATAGTGCAGCACCTAGTGTAACATTCAATATCAAGGTTATACCAGTTTGTGCCGTAGACTTTCGTACCAATTCTTGATTTGAAACAAGTCGACTTGTCAACCCCTCAATATACCCTCCGCGGTAGAGGTAATCTTTAAATAATTTCCCCGCGCATAATACAACTATCGCAAATAACGCGACCAATATTTGATTTTTTTCACTTAACTGATATACCATTTATAATGAGTAGTTATAATCCATAAATACTCATTATATAATTATTTCTTTCGATGCATTCGTTTTCCTCCGGTTGTCGCGCCGCCACCGCCACCGCCACCGCCGTCGTCGCCGCCACTCACCGCATCGCCAACACGATTCACCGCATCCGTTGCTGTTTCGCTCACTTTATCCGCAAATCCTTGTGCGCCTTCCATCGCGCCCATCGCGGCCTGATTCGCAGAAGACATGATATTGTCAGCACCTTCCGTAATATTCTTCGATAATTGTTCCGCACCCTCCTTGAATTGAGACCCGGCTGAACTTAATGCGTTCTTTACATCTCCCGTTTTATCGGCAATATCGCTTGTATCTATTTTTCCGATACTAAATAATCCTAGAATGGATGCGATGAATCCGCCGCCACCGCCACCACCGTCGTCGTCGTCATCTGCATCCTCTTGACCAAACATCTCTTTCAGTTTTAATAGCGCCAATACAACTAATATTGCTAAAATACTCCAAAGAATGAACTTGTATGATTCCGCAATGAGTACCTTATTGGATTCCTCCGAGATGGCGTTCAATCGTTCACGTTGATACTCCGCATTGGCGATTTTCGTTAAGTTATTATTTACATCTCTCATTGTATCAACATACGTTAATCCTTCACGAAGAGTCGTAAAGGATTCTGCACCGCCCCCGGCGCCGGCATCGCCCTCGGTCCCTAGTAAAGCACTTGCACCTGATGAACCCTGTGTTTGTTGTTGATATTCGGCTGTTTTTTCTTGCGTTTCTTTAACCGCGGATTCAGTTATTTCAATCACAGGCTCAATATTTGGCATCGATAATGAACCGTCTTTCGGAATCATACCTTTCACGTCGCACTTGCTATCACTTGACATCGCTTGCCCTGACGGATAATGCGCGTATTGTGTAGTGTCAATCGTACTATATTTTATTACACTTATATTTTTAGATGTCTCTTTATACTGACCAGTTTTTCTCAATAAATACTTACCACCTCCAGTATTGCTATAGCTGTTCCAGTCAGAAGGATTAAATTTATCAATATTACCAACATAATATTTCTCTTGATTATCTTCCGAAACCATTTTTGTATAGTGTCCATCGTAAAACATGTATACATGCCGACCATCATCTAAAAATTTGATTTCAGTCGCTCTGTCATTTCCAATCCATGGACCATACATATATGCAATTTCAACCCTTTTTGGTTCAGATATACTATTTCTGCAGGAAGGGTCTTTGATGGAATCACTGATATTCGGAACTTTCATGACCAACTGTTTTGTTGGGTCAGTCACTCGCAATCCAACCGGATACATTTTTTTACGGTCTTTCAATTCGCATCGGCCAACTTCAGTACCAGCGCCTTTTGTATAAACAAACCCGCCGCAGTTTTCATCAGGGTCGCATATGGCGCGACATTGTTCGATTGTTCCATTCACACTTTCATCTACTGGCATCGGGTTTGAAAGAGGTATATCTCCACTGCCCATCTCTGGATAATCTATCATGTAAGAAGATTTTGGTACCGAAATTGATATTATTCTACCTGGAAATTTCTCGTTCGGATTTTTCTTCCACCCGCCAACCGTTATCGGACCTTCCGCCGCCATTATTGCATTATTTGGTTTCGTAAGTGTTTGTTTCTGTTCGGTTCTATTTGACACATTTTTAAGTACCATCGTCATCGTTGTTGGTGTATTAGTGATGGTAAGTTGATAATGAATACGAGTATCCACCTTCAAGTTATTAAAAGTTGATGTGGGAAAATATTTCCAGGACCAATGAAGGTTATTTGTAGGTGAAACCCATAGACCCCAACCCATGTAACCAACGGTATCATTATACATATTTCCTATCAAAGGTCTCCATTCGCGGCCACCATCTAATATGAATTGAATAATCATTTCCCAATTCGGCATGTTCGCCAAAATCGGAAACGTATTACGCTTTTTGGCTTCTTTGAGACCATACGAACTCTCGGCTGACCGTGTATCATATCCATTCAATGTAATATATGACGTAGGCGCCGTATACGATAACGCGGATGGCGGATATTCGTGTTTCTCGCCATTATGGTCGATATAGGCTAACTTCCCAACAGCGTCTTTGTTTACACCGTTGGGGCCACCTGATTTGAGTGCATACACTCCGACAGACAGCTGTCGTTGAGTAGGTTGGACGTAATTATCGTCCAAAAATGTATATCCCTTTGTCCCTTTGCATTTTTCAATATATTTGTCAACAGCGGCACGTTCGATGCCGCTTCCATTACGAGTATGAAGTGCCTTCAACCAATCTTTAAGTTGGTCTTTACTATAGTTATACAATCCACCATATGTCCATTCGCGTGCATCATTCATATTATTTGACTGTTGCCATGCTTTTGTGTTTCTACATGATGTTTGACATCTGTACAACATATATCCCGGATTTTTTTCACATTCACCGACTGACGCCCAATAAGCACAATTTCCATTCTCGTCCGGTTTTGGCGTTTTCGTTTGAGGAACACATGTGCCATTCCCTTCGTGTTTATAATTATCAAATATACAACCGTCTTTTCTTGTATGGTCACAACTCGGGTTAGGCAATGGTTCAATCGGTATTTCCACTTTCTTTCCATACATACGGGGTAAGCTTGCAGTAGAATACGCTTTCATAAATCCATCCTCGTCGGCCTCCGGATTGTTTACGCGGTGACATGCCGCACCGGTTTCATCAAATTTAAGATAATTATTTATATCTGTACTCGGGTTTCCATTCCCAGTATATACAAAACACATTCCTTGATTCGGTTGGTTCTGATTCTCAGACGGAGCAATCAAAAAATGAGAACTACCCATATCTTCTGCGCGACGCTTACATTGCGAGATAGTCGCATCCCCTAAATCACGTTGAGGCGTAAAATCGAATGAACCACTACCGGAATATTTTGCGATATAGCACCCGTTTTTGGCAGTGTTCGACATGTCAAAATCAGCCGAAGGACGCTCAGTGACATATACATTTCCGCGTTCATTTCCGCATGAAAATAGACCCTTTCTATCATGACTATTCCTGGTATCGCGCACATTCGGGTTTACCAACATGAACAGCGGATTTTTTCGTCCAGGGTCTGACTCGGAATACACCATATCATATGCTTTAATACTGTCCCATGTCCCCGCTATTTTCATTTTTTTCATTGTTTCCGGTCGGGGGCATCCAATTACGCTAGTATTCGTCTTCATTTTATCCGTCTGAAGCCAGTTATCTGACGGTGTACCAGGTGCGTTCCATATTTGAAAGATACCATCCTTTGTGATATACCCGTATTTCGTATTTCCGGCCGAATCAGAAACCTCCGCCCATGTTACCCGGGGATTTGTAGGGTTCTTCTGGTCTAAAAAATCCATGCTTTTTACCAACTTCTGGTTATAAGCGATTTCTTGGGCTGAATACTTTTTAGTGTCGTCTGCAACGTCATTGACATACTGGGTTTGGTCGCCATTATTATCGGTTCCAGTCAAACCCTCTTTCATTGAAACCGTATCAATAATACTTTGAACCATGTTTTGAAACTTTGCACCGATACTTAGTGAATCATCGACAGCAGTAGGTCTACTAGACTGCGTAGAATAATTATCATTATTTATACTACCATGACCACCAATGTTGGCGGCAGGTGATGGCGATGATTGTTTCAATAATACATCACGTGTAGCATGTGAGTTTTGAACATGTCCTGATGAAACACTCGCATGTTTTACTAAATCATTCGAATTTTGATAAAACATTATGTAACAATCACAGGAACTACTATATATACCAGCGAATATTTTTACATAATGTTTGTTTATTGACCTCCATCGCCTCCGCCGTCGCCGTCTAGGCTACCTTGTATACTTTTCAATCCCGCATCAATTTGAGTAAAAAACGATTTGAATGTTGCATGTAGAAAAATGATGACAAGTAGCAAGAATGTCACGCCTACCCACCATAGCTGACCCGTCCAGAATTGAGGGTCGGTAATATACCGAATCACCATCATAATA